TGCTGTGGTGATAATAGTTTTAAATTTCGCCATGATAATTACCCTGGATAAACCGTAATAATGTCGCCGTCATAGATGGCCCCGCCGGTATACAGATAACCCGGCACTTCCTGCACAATATTGATTGAGCAGTGACGACTGACCGGCCTGGCATCACTGATCAGTCGGTCCATTTCGATATTCATGTTTGGCGTCATGCCGCTTTCCGGCACTCCAATGTCCAGTTCGAACGTGCCAGGCGTGGCATTGTTTTCCCACCATTCCGTAATACCGATGATTCGCCCAAGCGGGCCAACCGCACTGCGGATAGCAGCAAGCGTCCCTTTGCGGCGGTGAATGAAAAAGGCGTCACTGACAGCCTGGCGCTTGACGTTCTCTGCCCAGGCTTCATCCCAGCGGTCAACCGAAAACGCCCACGCCAGATAGGGCAGAAACTTCACCGGGCATTTCCATGGGTTCCACAGGTCACGCAATGGCACATCAAGGTTGCTGATATCACTGCAGGCCTGCGCCAGTCGGCGCTCAAGGACAGACGATCCCGGAGGAAGCAGACTATTCATCCGTTCCCCCGATGGTTACGGTTGCTGCTGTGCAGTAAGCCGCTTTTGATTTATCCAGCACCACATCAACTGCAGGCGCAGTTAGCTCTACACGCTGGACCCCTTCCACATGGAGCGCACCGTAAATGGCAGATCTGCGGATATCACGTCCCAGCCGTGCCTGGGCTTTAATGTAGGATTGCAGACGTTCAATAGCGGCCGCTTTAATAGGCTCCGCCTCTGGCCCCGGATAGAGATAGAGCTGGGCATTAATCGTGTAATTCACGATGGAGGCAGACTGCACTGTTACCCGGTCAGCCACCGGGCGCACACTTTCATCATTGAGCGCGGCAGCCACAACAGCGAGCAGGTCTGCTGCTGCCGTTCCATCTCCTTCGCGGGAAAGTATGGTAACGGTGACATTTGCCGGTGTCGGACTGATAGCTGACGCATCAGCCACACGGCCATCAGCACTGCGCGCGTGAAATTCATAGGCCGCTGACGGTCCAGCAACGCTCAAACCCTCCATTGCCGCCGGTATGCGCTGACGTAAATCAGTATCAGACTCCATCACCGCCTGAACCGGCGGAATCGCTGTCGGGTCTTCGGGAATGATCGTAAGTCGTTTTACGTTATTAATGGCTGCCAGCTGATCGAGATCCCCACCCATGGCATAAGCCACCATGACCGCCTGCGCAGCCTCATTGATTCGCTGGCGCAGCAGGATTTCCCGGTATGTGTTTTCCTGCAGTAATTTGGTGACGGGTTCAGACTCAAGCTCAAGCGTGCGCCGCACCGCGTCCTGTTCATCCACCAGATAAAGGGCCACAAAAGCTGCCTTGCGCTCAGCAAACAGCGCCTCAAAGTCCGGCACCTCAATAATCTGCGGGGCCGGGAGCTGTGAAAGGTCAATTACTGCCATTATCTGCTCCTGTTGGCACTGAAAGGGATACAGACGCGCCGTTATTGCGCTTCCCGGTTAGCTCAACCACCATTGAGCCGTCAAAGCTGCTGCTGATAGTGATGGAATCCAGCGTAAGCCGTGGCTCCCATCGGCTCAGGGCTACGTAAACCGCAGACATGATCTGCAGGCGCAGCGCCGGGTTCTGCGGCTGGTCTATCAGGGCAGACAGCAGGGAGCCATATTCCCGGCGCGCAATTCGGCTCCCTTGTGGGGTCAGCAGAATATCCCGTACTGACTGGCGCAGGTGTTCCGTATCAGTGATAGCCCTACCGTTACCCTGACTCATGCCGATATACAGCGTCATACCGGGCCTCCCGAGGTGTCGCCACCTTTCATGACTTTGATATGGGCATGGTCATCCACCACGATTCCGTTAGAACTCATCGCGCCGCCGCCTTGGGTAACGCTGCCGTTAATCACGACATCGCTGTTAATACGGGTGCTTTCAGCTTCCACAACAAACTCACCGGTTTTCAGCGTGATGTTGTCAGCCGCCTCAATCACCATTGATTTGATACCTTTGACGTGCCAGCGCCCGGTGGCGGGTTCGTACTCAAACCAGCCTCCGTCCGGGTATTCCGTCACGCAGCCGTCCACGGAATCCGACGGCGGTGCAAAATGATTGGAGTAAATGGCGGGCAGCGCAAAGGCGGTTTCCAGATTGCCGCCCAGGCTCAGCACCACCACCTGTTCATCCGGTGACGGACACCACCAGGTGCGACCGCCGCCGGCACGCAGTGTCAGCCAGTTAATCCAGTTGGTTTCAAGCTCGCCCACCTTTACCCGGCACAGCCAGTTCTCCCGGTCCACTTCGGTTACGGTGCCGGTGCGGATCAGGTTGGTGATAAGGCGCATGATTTCGGTTAATTGTGCGTTCATGCCTTTATTTTGTAATAGAGATCATGAACGCAAAAGATGGATGATTTGTATGAAGGATGGAACAAGGAATTAACTAAATAGATATTAAGTATTCCTTTGTAAAAACTATATTTTCAATATCATTCTTGTACATATTCATTAGAGCGAGTACTTTATCAGTCAGTTGTTCAAAACTAACTTGCTCAACAATCAAGCGCTCCCCATGTGCAATATTGTTCCTCGCATTAACTATTGACTCATCAATATAAGGATAAAAGTCCTTGTATTGATGAGTGTCGATACCAATAGACTTAGCGATGTTATCGAAAACTTTTGAACTTAGGTTAGACTCGGTATCAACATAGTTTTCATGTCTAATTACTGCTATATTGGTCTTTTTCTCTATCAATGCAGTTAAAAATCTTATACATGTATCAACATCCTTAGTTTCAGAAAATCCATGAATCTCTTTTTTAAGGGCGTGGGTCACATATACTAATTTCAAGGACTCCATCTGTATTTTTTGATAATGAAGGAAATTCAAAAAATACTCGGTCGCGTTTTTGACAAAACCTTCCCAATGGGAATATGATATCGCGACACCAGACCTGATAATTGTTTTCTTAAGAGACCCTTTTTTTGATTTTGCCTCCAGGCGTAACTGTATTATTTCTTTAGTTCGCCAAGAAAGTTCATTAGTCAACTCTCGGCTCAACATTTCAGCGGTTCTTATTTCCATTTTAGTCAAACCAAACTGGTGCTTTAGGCAGGGTATTGATCAAACGACTTGGAGCATTAACTCCAGCCCGAGCATAGTTTGTAAATTCAGTATTATTCCAGATTGCTTTGATTTTTTCTTCGACATAACCTGCTGACTGCTTCTCATATTTATCAATATTCGCAGCAATACCCTGTGTAATGACCTCATAAGCAGAAATTAAAAAACCTCTTGAAAAGTTAATGCCATCATATTTCTTAAAAGAGTTCTGACCTGTAGTTTTAGCTAAAACATCAAACGTTCTTTTAAATATATCAATCTCAGAATCTATGTTATAACTTTTATCCGATGCAATATTTCGAGAAATAGTATTTAACCATTCATTTATATCTACGCTTTTATCAAAAGTAGAGTATCTATAGGCAAGAAAACGCAATGTAAGATCCAATGGTTTCTGTTCTGATATAGATTTCTCAGTTTGAAGGGTTACTTCCTTGAAGCTAGCATACTGACTTAGGTCATTAAGCTTTCCGAATAATTCTGGATTAAGCATAACCATGATGCAATTTCGTACTTCTTGATCTGTGAGCCTAGAACCACCTGTATTTAACCTTTCAAATAACTCATATTTAGTCTTTTCATCACTTTCCTTTTTCAGTATTTCCACTCGCAAGCGAGAACGTTCAAAATCCAAACGAATAGAGAAAGGAATAACCTTATCATCGTCTTCTGATTCTTTTTCCCACTTCATACCATCAAGAGAAGGTAGCAGTCTCGTTCCAGAAGGAATGAACTGAGGATGACAAGTTCCATCGTCTTTTTTTAACACACCAGAAAACTCAAATATAGTAGAAAGTCGTTGCAATCCATCAATAACCTCCCATCTCCCACTCTCATCGGTAAATACAAATATAGGAGGAATAGGAATGCCTAACAATAATGATTCGATAAAGCGAGTTTTCTGTGACTCATCCCATCTGAACAACCTTTGGTAATTTGGATTAATTATGACCTCATTTCTTTCATAAATACGACTCAGCTCCCCAACTGACATATCAAAGCTGTCTTTAGATATTTCTTTCTTTGCTAGATTTAATTCATCCTGCAATCCCATTTTTGGACCCCTTATGTTTTAACGTTTCATATAATCTAACATAATGTTTTTTACTAATTCTACAGTCTTGTTAGTATGTCCAAGAAGTCTACGTCCAGGATACTTTTTTAAGGGTCCTAATTTTGTAATTCTGTCGCGCAGGCCGTAATGATGAACCTGGGCAATACGCTGCACTGAGCCGTCAAACTGCACGCTGGCTGAATCCGCGCTGGCTGCAGTTTTCAGGTATTTCGCCGTGCGCAGCTTCGCAAACATCTGCCGCTTGATACGCCCTTTTTTGTTACGGGCCGTAACCTTTCGCGGCTCATAGCCGCTACCGTCCGGGTTTCGCTGCAGCCTGATATTCTGCTGCTGATTGCGGCGAAGCTCCTGCGCCAGCTGACGCATCATACGGCTGCGCGCGGCAGGCTCCAGATTCGCCAGCAGCGCTGCCAGCCAGTCATCTACCCTCTGCAGATCACCCATGCTTCACCGTCCACATTTCTTCCGGTACGTCCGGTTCCGACACAGCCTCAACGCTCGACACGCCCCCGTCGGCGCTGACCAGTACGCGCTCCGTCAGTTGCAGATTCAGGCTGATATCGCATACGTCGTTGCGCAGAATATCCACCTCAAAGGTAAACAGCCTTTCGCGCAGCTCAGGGTTATTGATTGCATCCGGCTGATTCTCCGTGAGCCAAAGCAGAACGGGAGCCATCAGCAGATTCTGGTCCCCACTGAAATCCTCAATCACCACATTGAGGGTGTAGCGGTACTCCCATGACATGGAGCTGACCCCGGTTGCCACCAGTGAGCCGTTATCCACAAACAGGTGCAGCTTGTCCGGGTTATTGCGGACATACGGCACCGCCTTATTCAGGGCGCTGCGTAAAGACTGCGGCTTGTTCACTGTCTCGCTCCTGACACGCAATTATCGTGTCCACTTTGTCAGCACACGCCGCCCAGGCGGCCTCCGTTTCATCCAGCACAGCATTCAGATCGCCGTTACTGCGCGGGGCTGACCTTTCCAGGCGGCACTGCGTCACTCTGGGACAGCCACTCACGGTAAGCTGCACCTCCGGCGAGGGTCGGGCGCTCCCGCAGCCGGATAACGTCAGCAGGCAAAGGAGTGTCAGCCCAGCGGCGTAAATCCTCATTTTCACGTTTCAGTTCCTCTATCCGGTGCTGACGTTTGCGCAGCAGCGCGGTTGTCTGCTCCGCCGCCGCATAAAGCCGCGTCTGCTCCCAGCTGTTGGTTTCAGTCAGAATGGACAGGCCGATCAGCTGGCTGTTTTTCTTCGTTAGTTCCTGCGTTTTGCTTTTCAGCGCCACGCCCTGCGTCTCGATGGTGTGGCTGGCACTGTTAAGCCGCCAGGACTGCCAGCCCAGCGCCGCGAGCGTCAGCGCCAGCACTGCCACTAACGCACGGCTCATATGCCAGTACCTTTCAAGCACCAGGCCAGCTCCCGCGCGCGGCGGTTCTCCAGCCCTTTATTTTTCTTACCGTTGACGTAAACCCAACGCGGCAGCTCATTGCATGCCTGCCACCACTGCTGGCGGTTGATGTAGGACACCATGGTGGATCGGCATATTGCGCCGGTACCCACGTTGAAGCCGATGCTTACCAGCGCATCGTAAACATGCTGCGGGGGGCTGACCTTCAGGCAGGCATCCAGCCTTTTTTCCGTCAGCAACACATTGCTGATTAACCCCTGCGCCGCCTGCCGTTCCGTAATGGTTTTTCCGGGCATCACCTCGGACGTATTACCGATCCCGTCGGTCCAGACACCCGCGCTGCACTGATAAGGCTGCAGGCGGCACCCCTCGAAATCGGCTAACAGCTTCAGCCCCTCAACAGAGGTATTCAGCGACTGGAAACCGGGCAGCGTGGCGGCGATAGCCAGCACCACCCCGACAAGGCAGCGTTTAACGATTGAAGGATTCATATTCCCCCCGCGTGATTTGCACGCTGCGCAGCAGCTGGTAGGTTTTGTGTTTGTAGTACCAGTTGATCGCCAGCATCAGCACACCTATCAGCACACCACCAACTGTTGACGCATCCTTAAGTGACAGATCGCCCAGGTATGCCAGCAGCAAGGCGATGCAGTAAGTGATAAAGGCGCTGATTCGTTCAAGCGTCATATTTCAGTCCCATAGCTGGACGGTCTGCGCCGTGGTTGCTGCCGGTATATCCGGCATTTCCACCTGCAGCCCGTGCGGTAAAAAAGGGCCATGCTCAGCCAGCCCCGGATTTGCCTGCAGAACCTGCTCAGTTACACCCTGCGTGCGCCCGTAATGACGCCAGCAAAGCGCGTCCACCGTGTCATACTGGTGCGCACGCACTTTCATCAGATAAGCTCCACCGTGCAGTGCGGTGCATCCTGCACCCGGCTGATAGCCCAGCGGGCATCGCGCCACAGATCGCCGCTGGCCTCCGCCAGCTCCTCTCCTCGTTTCACTCCTGATGCCGTGGCGTCATAATCCTGATAACGCTCATTGAGCACGGCACGCGCCCAGCAATAAACGGCGTTAAGGTAGTGCTGAATGCGCTGGCTTCTGCCGTCCAGCATTTCTGACGGCACATCAGCCAGGGCTTTACAGCCCAGCATTTGCTGGCGGTTGCGGAAGTCGTACAGTTCAGCGTTAACCTCAGAAATTGCTGTTAGTGCAACCTGCCTGAGACGTGGCTGCGTCACCGTGCCGTCAGTGCGCATCACGCTACGAAATTCCGACAGGTCCACATCAGGCCAGAACGGCGTATTTTTAATAACGTCCGCCTGTTCTGGTGCCTGCTCTGGCGCAATAAACTGCATTCGGCTTTCTCCTGAAATAGTGGGCGGTGGACGGGGTTTTGATGTGGCAATGCCTTTCGCCACCCCGTGCCGCCCGTGCGCGGGGCACGTTCTTTAGCGGCTGTCACTGCGCAATTTGCGCTCCAGCTGCTGCTTTTCTTTTTTCACGCCGCATCGGGGATCGAGCTGCAGCGCATGGGTAATGTGATTCAGGGCAGAAGCCGGGTTACTGTCGCTCAGTACCGCGCCGATGGCTTTATGCAGGCGCGCCCGGGACTGGTCCGGCATATCCAGATCGCTTGTCAGATCCAGCGTCTGCAGGAGCAGATCGGCATCAAAACCGGTGGCGGCCAGCAGGGCGCTTTGTGCGGCGTCCGCCATTTCTTCCGCCAGGACGGTCTGCACGTTGCGGTTTCCCAGCGGCATCACCCAGCCATGGCGCAGCGCATGACGCCCTATTCCCAGCGCACCGGCATAATCACCGGCATCGATACGCCACAGCATCACGTACATCAGCACGTCATCCTGCTGCGCACCTCCGGCAGCCAGCACGCCCTCCGCCCAGGCGGCATACTTCGGCAGAAGCTCCACCTTGATTGCAGCCTTTTTCACGGTGGACTGGACGCCCTTAAGGCGGCGTCGGTCTTCTGCGAGCTGGAGCAGCATCAGGTCATAGCCGGACGCATGGCGAACACTGCCGCCCTCCCGGGCGGCCTGTTCGGCCTGAATGCGCAGGCGGTGCTGCCGTGCGGGACTCAGGCTCATGCGTTATTCCCTACCTTCCGGCGCAGCTGGCGCGGTGTGATCACCGATTTCGATGTTTTCGACCAGTGCCGCGCAGCGATAGTCTTCAATCACATACGCTTCGTTGACGGACTCAAAGTTTTCGATCCGGTCACGCTTCGGATTGTCGATAACAGAACGGCGGCGGGTGTCCTCCTGCCAGTAGATGGACAGGTTATCCAGGCGGGTGATCATCAGGGCATTCGCCGGGAAGAAAGGCGCGCGCACCGCCTGCAGACCGCCCATGCGTTTCTGGCTGATAATCAGATCGGCGGCGATTTTTTCGCTGTTCTCCTGCTCTTTGTTAACCAGCGGGAAATACTTGTCAGACAGCAGTTCACGTCCGCAGATAACCACCAGTTCGTCATCGTCCTGGTAAACCACGTCGATCAGCTCGTTTACCGCATCCATCACCACGGCGTCCAGGTTGGCATAGTCGCCGCCCTTACCCACCTTCACCGCACCTGCGGTGGTGGTGCCGTTCTGGGTGGTACGGCCCATAACGTGGTCCGGCGCGTCTTCGCGGATTTTCTGCAGCCAGCCCTTATTCACATCCTGCAGCAGCGGGTTTTCTTCACGGTTGGAGGTTTTGGCGCGCTTCACGCCGTTGAAGCCGATCATGATCCGGTCCAGTGCCTGGCGCTTGACGATGGCATTGCGCACACGCACCTGGAAGTCCTGGTATTTCGCCCAAAGGTCCAGCTTTGCGTAGGTCAGCACCGTGTCAAAGTTGGTCTGTTCGCATTTATATTCCACATCCTCCATCAGCATCGGATCGGTAGGTTCGCGCTCTTTGGTGGTGGTGTCGGTGGTTCCGGCAATGGTGGAACCTACGCCCAGGCCAAGCAGCTGCCCGGACTGCTCCGCAACCGGTGTGATGTTAATCAGTGTCAGGAAAGCGGCGGACTGCTGGATCTGGTCTTCCAGCGTCTGCTGCACGGACGGCTCTACGGTGAATTTGCTGGAAAGCTCTTCAACTTCCACACCGTTCAGACGCGCCAGCTGCTGCAGGTAAGCGTTAAAGGCAAAGCGGGTATTCTTTTTCATCGGGTTTTATGCTCCATCAGCAATTGGTCAGGGTGCCTGCCGGTGCGTCACCGCCCGGCGCGCGCTGGCGGTAATCTTTACGGCTGTCTTCACGGCTCAGCTGCTGCTGAAGCTCGGCAAAGGCGGACTGCTGCTCCTGCAGCGAAGTTTCAAGCTCAGAAATGCGCGCGTCCTGGTCGGACAGGGATTTATCAGTGCGCTCGCTCAGGTTCTGCTGTTCGGTGGCGACCAGCTCAACGGCTTTATGCACATCTGAAAAACGCGCATCATCGGTCTGCTCTTTTTTGGTAAACAGCGCAGTGACACGGGCAAAGAGGGACGGTTTTTCGCCCTGGGTTTCTTCCAGTTCGATCAGCGTTTCTTCGGCGGCGGTAAACAGGTTTTCAGGATTCTGTTTGCGGTTTGCCAGCGGGTTGCGTGCGGCGCTGGCGCTGAAGGTCAGCATTTCGGTGCCCAGGCTCGCCGGATCGTCAGTGGCGGCCAGGCCAACAAGGTAGGCTTTGCCGGTGTCGGCAAACTTCGGGCTGACTTCCATGGAGGTGAAAAGCTTCTGGCCTTTCTTGACCAGTTCAACCAGTGAGCTGGTCGGCTCCACGTCGGCATACAGCGCCATTTTCCCTTTCAGCGGGCCGTCCTGAATTTCTTCAGCAACCAGTGCCGCCACCCTGCCGTAGCGGTTAAAGGTGCTTTCCGGCAGATAAGACTTGATGTGCTCAAGGTTAATCAGCGCGGTGTAGACCTCCGGGTTGTAGCTGGCCGCCATCTGCTCCAGCCATTCACGCTGGATTTCGCGCCCGTCGGTGGTGGCACCTTCCACCCCGATACGGAAACGCTTTGCTTTCACTGTCATGAGCCTTGCTCCGTTAGAAAAAACTTACTGGAGCCTTATGGTTGCGGTGATGGGGGGAGTGAAACAACGCGCGGCGCTTGTGCGGTCGGCCATACAAACCGCAGCCGGGGAAAGCGCACTGTCAAGGCCGTAGGCTTGTGCCATGAACACAACACTGACCCCCGCAGACCTCGATCCCCGTCGGCAGGCCATGCTGCTGTACTTTCAGGGATACCGCGTAGCCCGCATTGCTGAAATGCTGGGCGAGAAAGTTGCAACCGTTCACAGCTGGAAGAAGCGCGACAAGTGGGGCGATTATGGGCCGCTGGATCAGATGCAGCTCACTACCGCCGCGCGTTACTGCCAGCTCATTATGAAGGAGCAGAAAGAAGGGAAAGACTTCAAGGAAATTGACCTGCTGGCGCGCCAGTCAGAGCGCCACGCCCGGATCGGTAAATTCAACGACGGCGGGAACGAGGCGGATTTAAACCCGAACGTAGCCAACCGCAACAAAGGTCCACGCCGTCAGCCTGAAAAGAACGTTTTCACCGACGAACAGATCGAGAAGCTGCAGGAGGTTTTCCACGGCTCGATGTTCGACTACCAGCGCCACTGGTATGAGGCAGGCAACCGCCACCGTATCCGCAACCTGCTTAAATCACGCCAGATCGGGGCAACGTTCTTTTTTGCCCGGGAGGCGCTGATTGACGCCATCACCACCGGCCGCAACCAGATTTTCCTCTCAGCCAGTAAGGCGCAGGCGCACGTCTTTAAACAGTACATCATCGACTTTGCAAAAGAGGTGGATGTGGAGCTGAAAGGCGACCCTATGACGCTCAGCAACGGCGCGTGCCTGTACTTCCTCGGCACCAACGCCCGCACGGCGCAGAGCTACCACGGCAACCTGTACCTGGATGAATATTTCTGGATTCCGAAATTCCAGGAGCTGCGCAAGGTTGCGTCCGGTATGGCCATTCACAAAAAATGGCGGCAGACCTATTTTTCCACGCCATCCAGCCTGACCCACAGCGCCTATCCGTTCTGGTCCGGCGCACTGTTCAACCGGGGCCGCAACAAAGCCGATAAGGTGGATATTGACCTGACTCACGGCAGCCTGGCCCCCGGCCTCCTCTGCCCTGACGGTCAGTACCGCCAGATCGTCACCGTGGAGGATGCGGTGCGCGGCGGCTGTAACCTGTTCGACCTGGACCAGTTGCGCATGGAGTACAGCCCGGACGAGTACCAGAACCTGCTGATGTGCGAATTTATTGACGATCTGGCGTCGGTGTTCCCGCTCAGCGAGCTGCAGGCGTGCATGGTGGACAGCTGGGAGGTCTGGTCCGATTTTCAGGCGCTGGCGTTGCGCCCGTTTGGCTGGCGCGAAGTCTGGATCGGCTATGACCCGGCGAAAGGTACGCAGAACGGCGACAGCGCCGGATGCGTGGTGATGGCTCCGCCAGCCGTGCCGGGCGGCAAGTTCCGCATTCTTGAGCGGCACCAGTGGCGCGGAATGGACTTCCGCGCGCAGGCTGACGCGATCAAAAAGCTAACGCAGCAGTACAACGTGACCTATATCGGCATCGACTCGACCGGCGTCGGCCACGGCGTTTATGAAAACGTCAAAGCGTTCTTCCCGGCGGTACGGGAGTTTGTCTACAACCCCAATGTCAAAAATGCCCTGGTGCTCAAGGCCTACGACATTATCAGCCACCGCCGCCTGGAGTTTGACGCCGGGCACACCGACATTGCGCAGTCTTTCATGGCTATCCGCCGTGCCACAACCGCCAGCGGCAACCGCCCCACCTACGAAGCCAGCCGCAGCGAGGAAGCCAGCCATGCAGACCTGGCCTGGGCAACGATGCACGCACTGTTTAACGAACCGCTGCAGGGCGAAGCCGCCAACACCAGTAACATTGTGGAGATTTTTTGATGGGCAAGAGGAATAAAAACCGCGCTCCTGCTAAACAGAGCGTTCAACTGAGCAGCGGCGCGACAACGGCAGAAGCATTCAGCTTTGGCGATCCGATCCCGGTACTGGACCGCCGGGAATTGCTCGATTACGTGGAGTGCGTGCAGATGGATCGCTGGTATGAACCGCCGGTGAGTTTTGACGGGCTGGCGCGTACCTACCGCGCCGCCGTGCATCACAGCTCACCGATCGCCGTTAAGCGTGACATTCTCAGCAGTACCTATATCCCGCATCGCCTGCTCAGCCAGCAGGCCTTTTCCCGTTTCGTTCAGGACTATCTGGTATTCGGTAACGCCTACCTTGAGAAGCGCACCAACCGGCTCGGCGGCATTCTCTCGCTGGAGCCAGCCCTGGCAAAATACACCCGCCGCGGCGTGGACCTGGACACATACTGGTTTGTTCAATACGGATTCACTACGCAGCCATACGAATTCACGCCGGGAAGCATTTTCCATCTTCTTGAACCTGACATTAACCAGGAAATTTACGGGCTACCCGGCTACCTCTCAGCCATTCCGTCCGCCCTGCTCAACGAGTCCGCCACGCTTTTCCGCCGGAAGTATTACATTAACGGCAGCCATGCGGGCTTTATCATGTACATGACCGATGCCGCGCAAAACCAGGAGGACGTGAACAACATCCGCCAGGCCATGAAAAGCGCCAAGGGACCGGGCAACTTCCGTAACCTGTTTATGTACTCGCCCAACGGCAAAAAGGATGGGATTCAGATCATTCCCTTGTCAGAGGTGGCGGCTAAGGATGAATTTCTGAATATCAAAAATGTGAGCCGCGATGACATGATGGCTGCGCACCGCGTACCGCCGCAGATGATGGGCATAATGCCAAATAATGTTGGTGGGTTTGGAGACGTAGAAAAAGCCAGCAAAGTATTTGTAAGGAATGAATTAATTCCATTACAAAAAAGAATTCAAGAACTTAATGAATGGCTTGGCATGGAAATTATAAGTTTCTCACCATACAATTTAAATGACTAAATTATAAGGGCAGTGAAACACCTGCCCATTATATTAAAAAACTGCTTACGTTAGATTTGTAAATATCAGTGTTTACCTTAATTCTTTGTATCGACTCAGCTATAACAGTAATCAATGCATCATAATCATGACTCGTGCGTAACGGATTTGCCAACTCGTTATCAACCAATTGCTGGGTGCCTTCGCAATTAAGCTTTAGCGGATTATCGGCCTTATGTGGTACAACAGCAAAAATTGGCCGTAGAGCTTTTATTGCAAAATCAGCCTGAGTCATTGTCCCACTATTTTTTGCAGCTTCAATTAATATTGACACAGCCGAAAGTCCAACTTGAATCCTATTGCGCTGCACAAATGACTGTTTGAAAGCTGGTCTACCTATTGGATATTCTGAAATCCACGCGCCGCCATTATTTAAAATATCATTTGCTAAACGTGCATTTTGTTTAGGTTTAGCAATTTCAAGTCCATGCGCTAAGACAGCTATAGTTTTAGCTCTTGCTTGAAGCGTTGCCACATGCGCGTTTGTATCAGTGCCTATCGCCAATCCACTCACAACGACCAGCCCTTTTTCACAAATTTTCGTAGTGATTCTTCGAGTAATTTCTTCCCCGGCAGCTGAAACTTCACGGGACCCAACGACTGCCACGCCAGGCATTTCCTTAAGAATATTAACGTCACCCTTCACATACAACATCGCCGGAGGATTAGGTGTAATTGCTAAACAAACAGGGTATAGCGCATCCCCAATTGGAATTGGTACAACATTTAATGACAAGTGTTTACTTAAATAACCTTCAGCATTATATAATGATGAAACAGAAAATGGAGATTTTAAAATCCTTGCCGAATTGACATATTCCACCAATTCGTATTCATCAGAAACCTTATGAAATGGAATCTCATTAAATAATTTTAGCAACCCTTGTTCAGACGCCAATCTATCAACCTGTACAGATAGACCTAACAATATCTTAAGCTTGGAAGGGTGCATTATTTCACTCCTCATAAGTTGCAGTTTCTAACAAAGCCAAAGGTAATATAGTCTTAGCTCCTGCATATCTTAACAGATAATAGCATGCGGTCATACTCCCACCGGAAGTAGTAACATCATCGATAAGCAGAATAACTTTTTCTGTAACGTCAGCAGTTACCCCGATAGTTGACATATGATGCTCGACAGAACGATCCCCCCCCCTTTATGAGCGCTCACTACTGTTGTTTTTCTCTGCAGCGATTGGTTAAAAACAGCATTGGGAAATTTTTTCTCGATATCTTGAGCAATTTTTATTAGAGCTGTGGATACTTTACCCTCAACATGGGAAGGAACAATGGATATTTCGAAAGGCACGTCAGTAAAAGCTACTCTGCCAATCACATATCCTTTTAAACTGGTAGCTAATAGCTGACTAAAAATATTTACAGCTTTTGCATTACCGGAATTCGTAGCATCTTTTAAATCCATCATCGCCTTAGAAAGCCTATCACCCGAACGCGGATTTCGTTCGCCGCGATATCGCCAAGGATGATACGTACCGCAAGAATAAATTTTGACTGGCTCCATCATTTTTCTGCACCTTAAGGGTTGATAAAACCATATTAAATGGATAGGTATATGCTTTACAACCCATGCGGGTACTTCAAAACCACAGTTAGCTATGTTTTAAGTACCAACTACCTTCTCAGCGCGCGCTCGTATCCCCGCCACGCCTGCCCGCTTTATGGAGTGGTTTTCATGCAGGTGCATTATATAAGCAAAGGGCCGCCAAAACTGGCGGGCCTGCGTCAAAACGATCCTCAAACGATCATGCGATCTCATGCGGCATAGTCATGCACTCGCATGTTTCGGTCAGAACAACGAAAAGTTATCATTAAACTCGTTGCTTCGGGCCTCAACTTTCTCGTAATGAAGGAGGTAAACCACGCCATCATGCAGCGAAATTGGGAATTCGAGTTCGAGCCAGAAAAGGTCATCATAGGTACGGCCTAACCAGTAACCGCCGCCGCACTCTTTAGGCCGCTGAAAGAATACCCATCCTCCCGGCTGATACCTTTCAAGACATTCCCCACGATAAACGATCTGGTAGTTGTCATCCTTCTTTCCCATAGCTAACGCCTCGTTTCACTCGTTGTTCAACCTTACCCCCATCAGAATGAATTCTTTCTGGGGCAACGTTTCAGTGTAACCAGCTGTCGTCCTCCCAGACCTGCTGCAGAATTTCCATTACACGTTCTTTATCTTCAGCCTGTCTTACCCCGCTAAGCTCAATACCATTGGCGCTGCCCTTGCGGATTCGGATAGCTGTTTTTGGGAAGAGGGGGCGCAAATTTCGGTAAAGTTCGGATTCAAGTGCTTCAAATAGCGGCTGGCTAATTTTCTGCTCTTTATCGATCATTATTTCAATGCGCATAAATTTTCCCTTAGCTGGTAGCGTCCATTGTGCGGCTGTATTCATGGTTGCGAATTTTCGCCATCAGCTCGTCCGTCAGCTCAGAAACCCACTGGATAGCCAGCCGCTTTTCTTCTTCGCTGCACTCACTTGCCGCTACCAGCTTTATGAAAAAATCAATGCGCTGAAGTTTCAATGACTCCAAAAGATAATCCTGCATTTTCCCTCCTAATACGGCCACTTACACAAATTAACTGTATATATATCCACTGTTTATATATACAGTATAGTACCGATTTCAAAATGTAAAACGGTTTTTAAACCTCCATAACAAAGCCCTGATATGGGTCAAAAACATGAAAATATACCCGTACCGTCAGTAATACTGACGCCATTTGTCATCTTCACGTAGACGCTCGTTCCGGTAAAAGACTCGTAACCCACCACCTGACGGAAGACTGCCACCGCGCAGAAGCAGATTAATTTCATACTCGCTGCCATCGAACCCACGGGACTGTAGTTCATACTCAAGCTGCAGGCGCTGCTGATCCGATATGCTCTGTTTGTATTCCTTTTTCCGCTTCGGTTTAACGAGTCTCAGCCTGGCGGTCAGATCACGGCGTTCTTTCCGCCCCATGCTGTGCAGGTACTCATGCAGCTCCTTGTCATTCATGGACGTAATATCCGGCACTTCACCCCCTGTCTGGTTCAAATTTTCAACAGGGGGACAGTTATTGCCACGAGTCCAAGGGGCGCTAGCGCCCTGGTCGGCTGTCGCCTCCTGAAGGTCAACGGCTTTACGAACCATTTTCCACTTCACGGCATGAGTGCAGATCCGGCCCTCAATGATCGGGGACCAGATGCCATAGATACGAACACCGTGATCGCCGTAGGCGCTCGGCTCGTCGTTCAGCTCATAGGCAGTTCTGACCAGGTGATGTTTGCGGGGAACCAGAACGCCGCCCTGCTTCATGATGTAGGTGGCAAAACAGCCAGCATCAGCTGCGGCCAGCACAGCATCCAGACGCGGATTTTCCAGTATCGGTGCGCCAGCCTTCTTATCACCCTGCGCTCTGACAGCCTGACCGGCCAGCAAACGCAGCTCGCGATACGCCTGGCGACCAGGAATACCAAAGAAGCGGAATTGCTGAACACGGTGCAGCGAAGCCCAGGCGCTTACGTTCTCAGCGTTATCGCGCAGTGATCTGCCCGTTTCTTTGCTGACTTCCTGCGCCAGTCCGCGCCCGTCGATATTCTTGCTGATGTATTTGGCAATGTAGCTTGTAGGCGTACCTTTGCGCGGGTTGATAAGCTCAGACTTGAAGCGTGGCCCGGTATTGGCGCCCAGCTCCTCCCGGTCCTCACGAATGGCAAATTTACGCAGCATCGCAGTGATAGATTTGCGTTCTTTTTTGCGCATGAAGCACAGCAGGTGCCAGTGCACGGTGCCGTCATGGTGTGGTTCAGCAACTCGGACGCCATACCAGCGCAGCCCGGCTTTGTGCATTGCCTTACGGAAAGCGGCAAATGTATTTACCAGGTAATCGCTGCTCTGTCGAACGGTAGCACTGGTCCACTTCGGGTTCGGTCTGCCGTTATTGAGCGTTGCGTGAAAGCGTGACGGGCAAGTGATGGTATAGAACACCGCACATTCACCACGCATTTCTGCGATAAGCTCCAGTCCCTTAACGCAGGCCATCATTTCGTTGCGCCGGTGCGCCGGGTTGCTGCTGCTGGCGTTCACGACTTCTTCCATGTCCAGCGTGTCACCCTCAGCATTAACCAGTTCATGCGAGCGGAAAAACTCCAGTGACTTGCGGCGCTGTTCGCGTTTGTGGATCACGGCCTCATAGCTGACATATGGGGATGCCTTTTTGTTAACCAGGCAAACTGCGCGCAGTTGTTCTTCCCGCCATTCACATCGCATCTTCCACAGCTTGCGATACCACCAGTCTGCACAAAGCATACGGGCAAGCGAACCCGGGATAAGCTCGTATGGGACCGGTTTACGGCGGCGCTTCTTACGACGCAGCTGCTCGAAAGCGGGTGGGATAACATCAAGCCGCATGGCCTCAGCGGCCACCCTTTCCCATGACCGGCGGATCTCTTCCGGCGTAACGTCTTCATTGGTAAAAAGCTCCCCGCAGGCAGCATCCAGGCACATGCTCATGTGTGCCGCCACTAGGGTAGATAATCGTTTAACCTGCTCCTGGTTCATTTCCGGCAGGACAAGCAATCCCTCAAGCCCTTCATGGCTCGCCATAAAACGGAAGGAGGCAGAAATTTGGCTAGTACGCACGCGCTCCAGGCGCTCAAGGCAGAGTCTGATGGTTTCGCGCAGATAACGGGAATATGCTTTCTGTCGGCCCAGGCTATGAAAGAATTTAATCCTCTCCATGAGAGGCTTACTTATGTGCAGCGGCTGAGCGCTTACATCAGAGATGATGACCAGATCGGGATTGAAGTGTTGCTGCTCACGGGCCATTTTGGCGCGACTGAACAGCTTATCCTGTTCCATTTCACGCTGAACTGGATCACGACATTCATTGAAGAAATAACGCTCCCAGACCTCATCACTCAAAGCCTCACGGCGCAGCTGTTCCTGCTCGTTATCCGCAGCGTAGAGAGTTATCAGGTTTGAAAGCGCAGACACCGGCGCAACTTCCGCCGGGTCCAGATAGGGGTTAATCGCCTCTTTAGGTACATTCCAAGTAAAAGCAGCAGCGGAATCATCAGTGCCGCCGTGCTTTTTAATTACGTGATGACTCACGCGCGCACCTCATGCACGACAGAGTAATCATGGCCAGCAGCCAGATCAAAACCAGCCCATGCTTTCGGTTTCAGTACAGCAATAAGTTCGCCTGCGGTTTTACCCTCGCCTGCAGCAACACCGATACTGCGTTTAACGCTGATACAGTGAAGGGTGAAATTTCGATAAAACGAACGAATCAGACGGGTGTCGCTATTGGACACGATGATCGGATGGCCTTCTGATGACCGCCGCACCAGAATAGAGGCCAAATCATATTGGTCATCATCAGAGAATCCGGCAGTGTGATAACCGCTAAAAGTACCGTCATAAGGTGGATCACAGTAAACAACATCGCCCGCCTGCAGCATTGCCAGCGTTTCGTCATAGCTGGCGCAGACGAACGTGGTACGCACGGCCTTTTCCGCAAAGGTTAGAATTTCTGCGTGAGGGAAATATGGGCTTTTATAATTACCAAAGGGAACATTAAATTTCCCGCGTTGGTTATAACGACACAGACCGCGATAGCAATGACGATTTAAATACAGAAATAATGCTGCACGCTCCAGTGTGGTCAGCGTTGTATCTTCGTTAAAGCGTAAACGATTCTCATAGTACCGTTCGGCACTGTTATCTTCACTGAATAAAACCCACGCACACTGAATTAATTCTTCAGTATATTGGGCCGCTTTCTTATAGAGATTAATAAGGTCAGCGTTGATATCTGCAACAAGATAATGAGGATAGTCTGTCGCCATCATTACAGCGCAGGAACCCGCGAAAGGTTCAACCAGACGCGGGCCAGCAGGAAGGTGTTTTTTCAGTTCTGGCATGATGGCGGTTTTATTTCCCGCCCATTTCAGAATGGTGCTCATACAGCACCTCCATTGTAGTGCTTGCCTTTCAGCTCTGCTATTTCCTGACAGGTGACGCAAGACTGAACACCGGGAATGGCACGGCGGCGAGCCGGCGGGATCGGCGCATCACAATCAATGCAGAGGACACGGGAAACGCCCGGCGTCTTATTCCGGGCATTCTGGATGTGGCGCCGCAGTTGTTCTTCCACGCGCTGCTGTACGAGGTCCATAGAATCGGCCATCAGTGGATCTCCTGCGCTTCGTTGGTGATGATAACCGCTTCAAGACGCAGCAGCTCTGCTGCCTCTTTGCCGTTCAGTTCACCTTTAGTGATAAAAACTGCCAGCTTCTCCAGTCGAGCAGCCATAACATCTGCACGTCCGCGGCGTTCTTCCTGGCGAGCAGCGGCCAGCAACTGGTTAAGCACGGCATCATCAACGCCAGTTTTTGTCTTACGGGTTTCAATATTTCGCATTTCACTTCTCCTGAATTTGGGCAAAAGAATGCCCGGCGGGTTTACGCCATTATTTTCTGTTAAGGGTTAATTCGGCATGGTTAGCCGCTTGGGAAATAAGCTCACCACTGCACGAAAATGATTCATTGCTTTAACCAGTTCCCGCTTTTCGTCAGTAGTCAGATCACTAATATTGACGCCATGACGTTCTGCCGGAATTTTTGCCATAAAGAATATGGCTGCCAGCGCTCGCTCATTTTGCTTATTATTGATATCGCGATGGTCACGCATATCCTTAATAAACCTTTCAAGCTCTGGCTCAATATTCAGACCAAACACATTTGCCCTCAACTCCGCTATACGATTCAACCCTTCCAGACGTTGACCCGGGCTTAATGGAACAGTCGCCGCAGCGCCTTCAATAGCCATGGTTTCCCCTGTTTGGTTGTGGTCAGCCCTGCCAGTAGTTCGTCCTGCGTGCGGGACGGGTGCCAGCGTTTGCCATCTTTCCCGATAATCCAGCCATGTCCGCAGTGCATTGCCGGACTTTGTTTAACTAAAAACGATGCGAATGAAGGTTCTTTAGTCAACATGGACACCTCAGCTCAGACCGAACGTTGAGCCAAGACCGGTAACGGTATCGACTACGCTTGCCATTGCGGGGTTAGCCTGCAAACGTGCCTGCAGGGAGATAGCAGTTAGGGCCATTAGCCGAGTAACTGAATTCACGCTTTCAACCACTTGACGGCGAGTAGTCGCATTTAACTGAACACCAGAAACCGCACTTGCAGCAACGCGCCCGATCTCAGCGGTAGCCTTCAGGACATAGTGCGGCATCTTCTCTTTTGCCACTTCATTCAGGGGCACGCATGGCAGGCAATGCAGTTGCGCCAGAAAACCGTCAACCAATGCCGGGTCCTCTGTCAGATCGGTAAGAGTTAGAATCTCAAGCCAGGTTAACTGATGTGGCTGGTCCGGGTTGAGTTTGTTACGCAGTGTTTGAACGTTCATTCCTGCCTGGTCTGCTAGCTTCGACATATTGTTACGAATGGCAAAAGCCCGGCAGGCCTCTTCGAAATGCGGATGTTTGGATACGCGATAATCAAACATGTAAGTCCCTTATAAAGTTCTCATAATTGAACTTACAGACCAACAATGACACGGAAGTTGGAATGACCGAGAGACTCGCGGACTTGATCGGTTTTGTACATTAAATAACGCAAGCTTACGCGACCTTTGTTTTTATCTTTTTTAACCATGTACTTAGCAAGCTGACCATGGTGAATTTTTTGGTATACAGAGCCGCGGGAGATACCTTCCCATTCTGCGAACTCTGCAGGCGTAGCCATCTCTTTTGGTACACGAATTGAAATATCTGTGCTCATAGGGCAGTATCTCTTAGTTTGAATTCGTTTTATCTCGTTTTAGACGGTTGAGGTTTGTTTTCCAAACCTTTTGAGAATACTAAGATCACATTTTATATACGTCAAGGGTTTTGCTTATGAGATCAATCAAGGTTGGAAATGACAGCGGTGGCCGGGATGCAATCAATAGACTCATCAAAGCTTATAACTTCAGTTCTCGTCAGCAACTTTGTGACCATTTGTCCGTTTCAAAAAGCACGATGGCAAACAGATACTTAAGAGACAGCTTCCCTGCTGAATGGGTAATTCAATGTGCTCTGGAAACTGGTGTATCTCTGCTTTGGTTAACAACGGGGCAAGGGGATAAAAATGACAATAATGCGCAGAAAAATAGTTTTGATTTTGTGAACCCAGCACACATTAAATCGCTATCGGACGTTGTAGCACCTGAAGTCGACAAGGCCACATTGGATGGCGGCTCTCTGATAGAGCATGGCAAAATCATACTGGACAAGAGCTTAATACCTCACAATATAACCAATCCGTTACTTGTCCATGCGGCTGATGGTTCTTACCTAGTGGATCGCAGTGATACCCCCCCGGTTAATGGGGTATGGCTTGTTGATATAGATGGCATAAAAACAATAGCTAAACTTGCGCGCATTCCTGGCAATCGCTTAGTTGTTCAACAGGGCGAATCAACTTTCGAATGCAACTTAGATGACATTGAGGTAGTTGGCCGCGCCTTGAAAATCATAAAGAGCCTTTGATATGACCATCAGAAAACAGCCGAACGGAAAATGGTTATGTGAATGTTACCCGAGCGGGCGTGAAGGCAAGCGAGTGCGCAAGCAGTTTGCGACGAAAGGCGAGGCTGTAGCATTCGAAAACTTCACCATGGATGAAGTGAACAAAAAGCCGTGGCTGGGTGAAAAGGAAGATCGGCGGCGTTTGTCAGAATTGATTGAGCAGTGGCACTCCCTTTACGGCCAGACGCTCGCAGACCCCAAGCGCCTAATGGCGAAACTGAATATTATCTGCAATGGCCTGGGCGATCCCGTCGCCTCTGAGTTAACCGCAGGTGACTTTACAAAATATCGCGAAGCACGATTAAAAGGTGAAGTACGTAACGAAGACGGTGCGCTGATGTCGTCAGTAAAGCCTCGCACGGTAAACCTGGAACAGCGTAACTTATCATCCGTTTTTGGCACCCTGAAAAAGCTGGGCCACTGGTCAGCGCCTAACCCGCTCGCCGGGCTACCAACATTCAAAATCGCAGAGGGGGAACTGGCGTTCCTTGTCCATGACGAAATTAAACGCCTGCTTGATGCCTGCGCTGATTCTCAAAGTCCCAGCCTGTTAATGATCGCAAAGGTATGCCTCGCCACCGGCGCGCGGTGGAGTGAAGCCGAAAACCTGCAGGGCCATCAGTTATCTAAATACCGGATCACCTATACCAAAACCAAAGGCAAGAAAAACCGAACCGTACCGATATCCCATGAACTGTACGATGAACTCCCCAAAAATAGAGGGAGGCTGTTCACCCCATGCAGAAAAGCCTTCGAGAGAGCAGTGAAGCGAGCAGGTATTGATTTGCCAGAGGGTCAATGTACCCACGTTTTGCGCCATACATTCGCCAGCCATTTTATGATGAACGGCGGAAACATACTCGTACTGCGCGATATTCTGGGTCACGCAGATATAAAAATGACGATGATTTATGCTCACTTTTCTCCCGAACATCTAGAAGATGCAGTAACTAAAAATCCATTATCAAAATTATTTTATTAGTGAACCATTGGAGTTTGAAATGTTATCTGAAAATGAAATAAAGACAGAAATACAAAACGGACATGTTTTTGACCCTATGTCCGTAATGAGAGATTCATATAAAGTACAATCTTCAAGCATTGATTTATCAGTAAAAAAAATACATATTCCAGATATGAAAAACAATCAAAAGACCCGGAAGAGCCATCTACTTTTACCAGGAGAAACGGTGATTCTCGAACTTAATGAAAATTTTCAACTCGCTAATAATTTAGGTGGGATTGTATTTCCAAGAAATACATTATCAAAAAATGGTATTGTAATGACTAATCCAGGTCACATCGACCCTGGTTATAAGGGAATTATATCTATTTACTTAGTAAATATGTCAAAAGAACCTTATCCAATTGGTGAAAACTCTGCTGTAGCGAAGATGCTGCTCTTTAGCACGAGTTCTCCTACCAATGGTTATCAAGGTAAAATTGTTAGAAAAATAGATAATGAACAATTAGACCGAATGGGGAAAGATTTTGCTGGGTTAGAAGCAAAAATCCCCTCTGAAATAACTAGAATACTTAGAAATTGGACCGCAGGATTGATAGCCATTGCTGCGTTGATGATTTCAGTTGTTAGTGTGGCAATCCCTATCTTTTTTCAAGTAGTCGCTAACAATGTTGACAACACCAAAGAATTGCAAATTACTATTTCACAACAAGAAAAAGAAATTAACAACTTAAAAAACTTAGTGTCTACCTTAAATAATCAAATCTTACGGACTGCTGAAACAAATGGTACAATCTCAAAAAGTCAAACCCAGAAAGGGAGTGAGTGATGATCAAAATATCAAAACTTTCAATAGTTTGCCTATCTCATCCATCATTTGAAAGTGATGTATTTGATGAGTTTTTAGCATCGCAAGGCTTGCAGTGGATCCGTAGAGGCCAAGGAAGTAAATCGGAACATCTTATTGAAGCTGCAGGAAGGCTTTGTTATATGTCATTTGGTCAAAATAAACAATCTCCGAGAGACACTAGTCAGTATATTTCTAATTTAATAGTTCAAGGTCATGAAAGTGTTTTAGAGCATATTAATTGGACATTTTTATTATCCGGCGTTTCTCGAGCCTTTACTCATCAATTGGTTAGACATAGAGTGGGATTTTCCTATAGCCAGTTATCTCAGCAATATCATGATGAGTCCGATGCTGAATTTGTTGTACCTATTGAGGTTAAAAATGACAACACCTTATTTAAATCATGGTGCAATCATATTGAAAACAGCCTAGATTTTTATAAAAAATCGCTTAAAGCTATAGAAGAAAGCGAATTATACGATAGCAAGAAAGAAAAAATGCGAGCCTTAAGAAGTGCATCACGCTCAATTTTACCTAATGCGACTGAAACTAAGATCATTGTAACTGCTAATGCTCGTGCTTTGCGTCATTTCTTTGAAATGCGTGGAGCAATAGAAGGAGATTATGAGATGAGAACCGTCTCAGAAAAACTATATAACATTGTAAACAATGACGCCCCCGCATTATTTCAAGATTTCGAAAAAATTGATGCTAATACCGATCAAGTAAAAATCATAAAAAGCCACTAACCATTGAAAATGAACTCATCACATGACATTGAGAACACCTCACTCTAATGGCGGCAAAATGGCGGCAAAAGGCTAAAAACATATAAAATCATATGAGACATAGTAAAACCAAGCCATTGATAAATGTAGTTAATCATTGTTTTTACACATAATATAATAGTATGTAGAAATTTCGGACGCGGGTTCAACTCCCGCCAGCCCAAAATTCTTTGTAGATGGTCACCAGAGCCTGATACGAAGTCCTGAAAGCCCGCTATGCGGGCTTTTTTGTATCTG